TGGCTCCATTTAAGTTCCTACCATTTCAACTCCTCCACTATTCGCGGGTCCTACACCGATTATTGCTAATCCCGGGTACTCACCATGAACTCAATTAAGGTTCTACGGGTACTCACCAGTTTCACTCACGGGGACTCACCACTTTCGTGTGTATTCGTAGAGACATCAGGGACACTGCTATATTGGTGCAACCATTAAAACAAAATAATAATTTTCCAAAAAGCAGCTACTTAACATCGCTGCGAAAAGAAGTCTTTTCTTCAGTACCAACCCTGTTCCCGGTTTCACGTTTTATTTGTGTGAGTTGTTGCTTCTCACATTTCCTTACAAGGGGACATGCCGGATAAGCCTAAGCTTACACGTCTCTGCTTGCGCAGTGCTACCCTTCGGCCCACGGTCACAACTCTTTCAAGTCGCACCCAGCGGGCCTAGCATATAACCATGCTATGGTCGACAGTTTTACACTTGTCGAGGTGTGCCTTCTTCAGGTCTTTTATACCGCAGCAATGCGCAGGTAACCATTGTTGGTTACAGTTCCTGCGGCAAAGGTATCAGTCACTACAACTGTAAGGGCTTGCGACCCATTGACAGATATGTACACCGAACCATTTGTGGTGGTGGTAGGTAGTGTAGCTGCGATTATTGGAATGTTGGTGGCTGGTGAAAACACACTTACGCCTCCAACTTGAATATCCATTTTAGTGTTTGCTGTAGCGGACGCAATAGCTACGCAAGATGCGTCCACCAAATAATTGCCTGCTGGTAGAACTATAGAACCGTTGGTATTTACGGCGTTCAATCCATTCACGGATGCAGTGGCAAGCAAAAGGGTTTTGGCTACAGTAGTAGCAGCTGAGGCTTCGGGCGCGGATGACTGGAAGACTGAAACCTGCATGTTGACAGGTGCTGAAGTTGTCGATTCCAGAATTGGTTTTTCAAACCAACCCGCATAGCGTACATGTAATTCACCTAATTTAGTTACGGCATCTGCAGTGCCAGAGGCGGCAAAGTTAAGCAACCCTGCATCGTACGTCTTTATGTCAGCAGCTCCAGGCAAATTGCCGGGTCTGACATATTTAGGCCCATTGTTGAAAGCTTCCCTACAATCAACTTTGAGAACAAAGTCCTCACATGGCATCCTGTCTGCGTGTGGATCGGTGTCCATCATCTGTGTTTTAGAGACAGGTGGGGCATCAGCTGCGTCATAATCAAATGACAAAATGGCTTTTCCGACTGTGCCTGCAGTCGCAAACTGAGATACTTCATGTTTGTAGTAAAACTCTAGTTTGGTAAACACATATTTTTCATAGCGTTGTGCTATTTGTGAAAGCCAAGGGAATGTGGCGACTTGGCCAGGATTGCACGCAAATTGTAATGCTGAAGTGCTAGTCCCAGACCCAAAGGACGTTGATCCAACTAGGTCTACAATAAACTCATCCTCTGAGAAATTGTGGCGGCGCTTTCCTCTACGCAATCCGTCAATGCGGTTGGAGTTTTGTACTCCAGCGAAGTCCTTTTTGGGGCTCTTCCTGCGTGAGCGTCTCCCTGGTCCTTTACGTGAAAAGGCTCCACTTGGGAGGAGGGCACCCCGTTTCATTCCGGGGTTCTGCTTCTTCTTTCTTGCAGATCGTTTTCTGCGTTGTCGTTGGGGTAAACCGTTCATTGGTTTCTTAGGTAATCTAGTTTTAACCTGTATAGGAGAAGTAGTAACGATTCGTTTACTACTTTTTATGCGGCTATTGCTTCTTTCTTCGATTCCGCATACTTGACAGAATTTTGTGCGACAGGGCGGGTTATTCACCAGGGATTTCTCCGTTTTTACACCTTGTGCAACCATTCCGAATGTTCTTTCCTTCCCCAAGAACAATTCCTTCAATTCTTGTGATGTGGGTATTTGAGCCTTAGCCATCTTCCAGGTGGGCTCATCACGTAAAACATGATCATATTCATCCATCATCCAAGCAACGAATTCCTGCAGGTACCTTCGCATAGGTATATCTGCCCATGCAACTCTTTGCAAAGCGGTGGCACGGGTTAGGGTGTAAGCAGGGTCGTTAGGAAAACGAGAGTAAAGGAGCGACGTCAGCAATTTATCGCGAGCATACAACGGGACAGCAACACCGTCTACAAATGTTGTATGAGCTGACAAAAAGTCTAACTCCTCTACTGGGCGTGGGTCCATCGAATCAGTAGTCGTGGTAATCCCAATCTCAGCCCAGGTGGGTATAATGCTTCGTGCATTAAAGAAGTTTATTGCGTCTTCAGAGACGGTAAAGGTATTATCATCACCTACAAGTGCCTTCGAAGTATGTTCTTCAAAGGCTTCATAAGTTCGCATTTCTTCCGGACTATTTACTATCCAGGCATATGCTAACAATGTGTATAAGATGATGGTATTGTCAGTAATTGTGTTAACTGATCCTGAGGGGTTTCCTCCTTGTTTCATTACAAAGATACCTTCTGATGTTACAATCAATGTATTTATTAAATTCCTGTAGTAGGTTTTCAGCCTTACCAGGTTTTCTTCTGTTTGATCTTCTTCGCGTAACATATTCCATCTAAACTGTGCACAACTCCACATCAAGTAAGCGCGCAATGACGAGTCATACTGACTTTCGTCCAAAGCGAATCCTTGCTTAAACTTGGCTAATTTACGGTACAAATCGTCCCAACCCCCTTTCAGAGGGCTGAACCCAACGACGCTAGCAACACGAAGGTGGGCGTCGTAAAACTTTTGGTTCATATCTTCAAATAGACGATTGCCGTGGATTGTGGCTTCTATGGGTCCAGCTGTGAATGTTCGAATTGAATTTTGTGTAATCTTTTCAACTGGTCGGATCTCTTCTTTGAGAGAGTTACCGAATACGGCGGTCCAATTTGGATCTTTCAACCGTTCCCAATCCTCTTCCATGTATTTGTGGAAATCTTTCCATTCATCAACCATGGCTCGTTTGGTTTTGTATTTGCCTACCCAAGGCCAACCTGGCGAGGTGGACATATCTAGTCCAACTACTACTTCGTCCAGGGTTTTTACTCGCGAATGCGACATAACGGGTGAAAATTGGCGTTCAGTCCACTTAAAGGCTGTATTCAAATCAGCCACCATTTTGGGGGACAAAGGATAAACATCCTTAGCATATTTCGCCAATGATATATATGATGCTTCTAAGTTAGGGGTTGGCAAACCCCACGCGTCGCGATCCACATCTTTGTGGGTATCGTCCTCAAAACGCGCTACATTAAAATCCAGGTGGCGGCGATTCTTGCCGACAAAGTGTTTAGGAACACTACCAACTACTGGGAAATAATGTTGTTTAAGCATCTTTTCATGAAGCGGTGAGATGTAGGCTCGCGCTGAAATTCCCGCTTGAAATTCCAGTGGGTAACGCCCCCAGAACTCCCTTCCCTCTTCCATAAGAGTGGAAGGGGCCGGGGGAGTTACTGAAAAAGCGTGCTGGTTAGCACAGGCTCACTCATCTTGAGCTTCTTGATCAGCTCATCAGTGAGTGGCACAAAGCGGTTTACATTATCACTTCCCGCAATGTGAAAGCCTACAAGCGCACCCGTTGTGCAGGATACGACAGGACCACCACAGTTACCAGCCTCAGTTGGGGCATCATAGAGACCATTGGAGGAATAAAATCCAACTCCATGGGATGGCTCTACTTCATCTTGCGACTTATAACCTAATTGCATAGCAATGCCAGTTGTGGGGACTTCCATCCTCCAACCTTTGCCACATGCAACGGCGCCGCGGTGGTAAAACACTCCAAGATCCTCAGCAATAGGGATTATTTCACCTCTAATTTGTGCGGAGGAGGCAGCGTTCACAATCGATACGCTCTTACCTTCTTGATGGGAGTGCAGGGGTACAATGACTTTATCAGCAACCACTGTAGCAGTGGAGGTCATCTCCCCATCATACAACACTTTAAAGACATGCGCAGCTATTTCTCTATGTATGCTACGAGTCTTTCCAAGCAATGACTCTTCAGTCATATTAATTTTCGCAATTTGCTTGGCAGCCTTATGCTCTTCAAGCTCGGTCTGAGTGTAATACTTGTCTGTGGTTTTTGCTCTCCGGATTAACCTAGCAGCTCTAGCGACCACAACTGGCGGTCGCTGAACTGGAAAATGTTTCATCTTAAGTTCCTTTACTTTAGGAACAGGCAAACTCTCAGGTTTCTCATTCTGAGGTTGGCATGTGGCAAAATGCACACAATGATGCCCGCCACAACACTTGTGGCATTCCTTATACGCATCCATTTCTAAAGGCATAGTTGGGCAATCGTTAAAATGCAAACATTCGGGTCTTTCTCCACGTCTACGACGTTGGTGATGAATCTCTTCGTCATCATCATTCTTTCCAACTCTGGCGCGGCGGCGTTCCTCTTCACGATCCAGTTCTTCCTGGTAACGTTCCTCGAGTTCCATAGCACGCTGGCGCTCTTCATATTCTTGTTCGTAGCGTTCTTGAGCTAAGTCATGTCCATCCAAATCATGCTCGTCACCTCCAGACACTACATGATTCCCGCGTTTCTTTCCGCGGCGGGCCACATATTGCTTTGGCGCCATCACTTGTCTAGATTGGGTTTTCTTATAACCTTCAAGCATAAAATGGGGCTCATCATCCTTCTTAAAGAACTGAGCAGCAGTCACAACCACTGCAATGGCGGTACAAGCCATGGCAGCATATCTAACTTTGTTGGCATACAAATGATTCTTTAGTGCGCTGGCACGCATCCTAAGATAATCCCAGAACTCAAGGCCTAGTTCTTTTGAGATTAGCCAAATGGCTCTTTCACGGGCCCACTGTTCAGAGAACCCAAAGCCAAAACTCTGTTTTTCAAGTGCTATTTTCTCGTCAACCTTTTTGTCTAGGCATTCCTGGCACACAGCTATATGGAAAGCATCTAGAAGGGACTCGCAATACTTACAATAACGACCTTTAGGAAGTTTCTCTTCTTCCTTTTCCTTTTCTTTGGAGTTGTCGCTTGCGGCACATGCAGAGCAAAGTTTTCTTCCATCACTGTCCTTCTGGCAACGTTCGCAAAGCACCATTTCTGCTGCTAAACGTTCCTTACGCGATTCAATTGGCTCAGTCATGGAGCGTACAAAGGGGATTTGGTGTTTTCTGAGATACTGTTGACCTTTCGATCCAAGTCCAGATTTATTCTCCAGAATACCTTCTCCTCCTTCAGCTATTTCTGCTATTGTGGATGAGGCGTCTTCTACCTCTTCTTTGACGTGGCACTTACAATAGCACTCTCCGTCTCCACACTTCCCTAGCATCCGGACATCATTCTCACAGGTTTCTTTATCATGTTCCATCTGTGTATGAGAAGTTCCGTAACCCCAGTCATATAATCCTGTGGGGCGTCTGCGGGCTTCCTTGCCTTTCGCAAATTCTTGAATGTCTTCGGGGATGTCACCTGTGGTTGCTTCTCCAGCAGTCCACTTCTCAATAAAATCAATTAACCAAGTTACATAGGGTAACTTTTCCAGTATTCTCATAGGGGCTTCAAAGCATTTAAAAGACTTGCTGTATCCCCATAGCGGCACAAAGATGAACATAGCGGCAGCTAATACTGTGGAAAGAAGGAAACCGTACTTATTCGCATCCTGTGCGTTAAAATTTCTTCCTGGTTTTCCTTCCGGTGACATTCTACAAAACGAATTACTCCCACAACCACGAGAGAACAAACTAAATGGTAAACGTATCAAATTTATCAAAGAGTTCATACTCTGCGCAATAGCGGTGATCAAACTAATGATCTTCATCCATTTCAAGTACTCAATATATGCGTCAATAAGTGCAGCCAATTTGCTATTTATAGCATTTAATGTTGCTGCAAATGACGTTCCAACTAGTAGAATAGTTGTGGATAACGTGTCGAGAAGTTTCTTCATCGATGCTCCAAACATGTATAGCACTAAAGCGCACATGCACGTCCATATAATCGTACTTATAGCGTTTGCCCACTGCTCTTGTGGAGACAACCCTTCAGCGAGGGCTCCTGGCACTTGGGACAAACACGCGATATAAAAGAGAATGTGGTCGAGCCTCCACTTCAAACTCTCGCGTTTGGGAGTTGATTTCTCAGGGAGATTGCTCAGTGATTGTTCAAGCTCTAACTTCATCTTGTTGGCTTCAAACAAATCTTTTTCAACACGTAATTTCTCATATTCGCGTCGGAGGCGGATATGCTCCTCTACACCTGCTACCAAAGCAACGTCTTCGCGTACTACTTCTTCAGTATTCAGGTAAGAGAGATCCATCTCCATTTCAGCGGCGTTCTCCTCCAAATCACATCTGGCTTCAAATTCAGGATCTGTAGGCATGTGAGAGGTGAACGACACCTGTCCAAATTCAACTTCATCAAAATTGAACTGGAGGTCATCGTCAGATGAATAACAATCCCATATGTTGTCTTGGGCGTTCATCTTGAAAATCGCTGTGTTTCTTATTTTAACCTGTCTTGCAGGAAAGTC